ACAGTTCTACTGTAAACATTAGATGTCGCGTTCTTTTTGTCTTTGACTGTTAATTGAACTGTTGTACCATCACTAGAAAGTACCATGTCTGGTAATGATAATACAGAAGAAGCTTTAAGTAAACTTCCAAGTACATCTTCATCAAGATCAAAACTGATCTCAGGTTCAGGCATTGTAATATCTTTCTGTGGTGATATAACCATTTGAGGATCAGCGTAGTAATAAGTTACTGAGTTATCTCCTTCTGTAACATTCACATTATCACCATTGAAATTGAAGTCAGGAGTATCGAATAATGATACTGCTCCAAGATATTCTGATAGATCATAGATTGAATGTTCTGTATCGAAGGTTTCGTCTACGACTGCCTTCGCGAAGATATTCTTCATTGCTGATACAGTTGTTAGTTCATTACCGGACTTAACTGTAATCCCGGAATTGATTGTTGAAAAATTATTCAACAATTTTAGTGTGTTTTCACTTAGGTTCATTTGATTCACTTTCTCCATTATTTAAATCATGCACATGAAGTGCTATTATGCCATAATGTAAAACTTTCATTAAGTCTTTACGATTATAACCTTCTTTTTTACCATAGCGTTGAGCATATTTGAGAATGTTTCCTATACAGAACCCTTCTCCATGTCCACCGTCTATTATAAACTCTGTTGCTTGAAAATTATTAGCTGAGTAATGTTGACCATAAGTACTTTTGATATATAAATCAAGTTCTTTGATAATTCTATCTTCTGAATACTTAAAGTCAATTTTTTCTTTTCTAAATAATTTCAAACTCATACATCTATTATATCAGCATTTGCTGTCCTGTCAAGTTTCTTTCTGTCGTATTTTGTTCGATCTTTTTGTACTTGAGTTTTAGCGTGTGCTGGTGTTTGTTTTCTCACTTTGACATCAGGTTTTTCTTTGCCGAAGATTTTTTCCCAATTATCTTGGTAATCTGTATTCGACTCTGGTCTTCTTTTTGACCCTTTACCTCCATGCCACTTAGTCATTAGTTTAAGATATCATCATATCCTACTGTATAGAATACTGTTATCTCCTCATCTTTTTTGATTGGTCTAATTGTATATAATTCTCTTTGATCACCATGATGATAATGAATATTTTTATTGATGAAACAATTAGGATTATCTGAATGATTGATAAAACCACCAAGAGGTGTTCTAATCCAATCGTGTCTGTTAGACTCCCATATATGAGTTTCTCCAATAAAGATACCAGCTTTCAAGTCTTCTGTTGCATAGAGACCTAAACCATGTATCTTTGATTCTTTAATTGTGACTTCTGGTATCAGAGGTCTGTAGTGATGTGATCCAAAATCTTTTTTCATTTCGTGTACCATGTTGGTGTTGGTCTGTTTTTCCAACTACAAAAGTGAGACTTCTCACCCATGTAATAATTTCTGTAAGCTTCAATAGTATCTGTAGACTTGTATTCGTCTGGCATACATTGAGGTGGGTTTGTTCTTCTTTGATTTATCATTGGAATGTTCAGAGGTGGTTCTCTTAAAACTTCTCTCAATTTTAAATCTGTAGTATGAACTTTCTCATACCTGTATGTGTATTCTTCACATAGTTCTTCAAATAGATTAAACATCCATTTATAATTGTAGACATTTTCTCTTACCCATTTTGTACTTGGGTGATTAAGATGTGCTTGTTTGTACATAAACAAGTTATCACATTTATCATTTCCATCTAATGCTCTGTGAGCTGTACATAACATTTGAGCTGATTCTAAAATCATTTTAACACAATGTTTATCGTTATGCATCTGAGCACAGACTAATGGTTCTTCATGTAAATAAAATATATTCATCTTTTAAAGTTTAACTCCTGTTGCCAATTCTTTTTATTACTTTCATAACATGGACTATTTAACTGACATACAATCAATCTACCACCGTCCATATCCAATCTAATACTGTCTGATATAAAAGTACCACCATTAACATCATGTACAATAGCTTCTATTGAACCTGATTTATCTTCTGAATGTAAGTTCTCAATCAGTTCTATGAGTTCTTCTTTCCTCATAGTTTTTGAATTTGTCTAAGAGTGGTTGTTACTTCTTTCCAGGTAAGTCTACCTAGAACATCTTCTGTAATCGGTGTTGAGTAATCTATGTTACCATCAGCATCTAATACAGCCAATTCCCATAACCCTAGTTTACCACCATAACTATGTTCGTGTCTTATAACACTAGCACCCATGTTGTTGTCAAATTGATAGAGTTTTTGAACTCCACCGAATGTATCATTTGTCTCATAACAAAAGTCTTCTAACATTCTACTCATAATAATATCCTCATTTAAATACATAATAATTCTCAAATTGGTGGAGGTAATAGGGATCGAACCTACGACCTACTGGTTGCAAACCAGTCGCTCTCCCAACTGAGCTATACCCCCACTGGAGCTTGAGATAGGAATCGAACCTACGACCTGATGATTACAAATCAACTGCTCTACCTACTGAGCTACTCAAGCGTTTAGTTTTTCGTGACATTTTTCACAAAACTCAGGATCAACCATTACTAATTGATCTTTAATCATACTTGGTCTACCTGAAAGATTGACTGCTACATACATATGTACATCATCTTCAATATAGACACCACACTTAGAACATTTACCTGGTCCGAATTGTTCTTTAAATTCAATCGGAGCCATCAGTAAATCAGTTCTAAAAGTTCTTCATACATAGTTCTAAATTGTTCTTTAGTCATATAAGGTTTTTCTTGTTTCATTGAGTTCTTCATGTAAACATTATATGCTTCGTCTAATTGTGTTTCTAAGTATAAAATCATAATTCAAAAATTGGCGGGATGGAGATATGCGTCATACTACAAGAGTAATGAGGTAAATTGTTCTCCTTGTATAGTTGTATCTCCTGTCCCTGCCCGAGCTCATTGGCCCCTATTATTGTCTTTAATATATTTTTGATATCCCTCGTAAGCTAAGTACCCGAATAGTACCCATAGTCCTACATTAATTATGAACTCTATTGAGAACATAGGAAACCAAAATAAATTGTATAAAAATTCTACCATTATTTAAACCTCTGATAAATTACTATCGCGATGATAGTAAAAAATGTAAATGAAAAAATTGTTCCAGCTACATTCGCACCACCTGTATATGGTACTGTTGAATTTAGTGTAGTAATTACCCAATCACTTTCCCACATTAGTTACTCTCCCTTACATATTGTTCAAGTAAAGCATCACCTACAAGTTGTGTACCCAATATTATTGTTTCACCTGTAGATGTAATCTCTCTTTTGACTCTACCATCATTGTATTGAACATCAAGAACTGAACCATCTTCGCGACCTTTATCATACCACAATGAAGTTAGTGAATGAGCGTGTATTGATTTAACACTATTAGCCCACTCCTCAGCTTCAATTTTTAATCTTTGTTTTTCTACTCTGTCGTTAAATTGTGTCATAGTTACTATTTATTAAAATAAATCCTCGTCATTTGATGGATCATCATAATCACTCATTGATTGTGATTGTCCAGCTTGAATACCTGCTTCATACGCTGCCTGCATATTATCAGTTTCTTGTTGATATCTAAGTTGTTCTTCTTCTTCAATAGCTTCTTCATAAGCTTCGGCCTCTGCATCTACTTTAGTGTAGAGGTCTAAGAAAGTAGCTTTTGTTTCTGAATCAAACCTCGCGACACACATTTCAATCGCTTTCAATTTGTTATCAAACATTTTGTAAGCTTGAGCTATGTGAACAAGTCTTCTTGTTGAAATCAGTTCGTCAATAGCACCTTCGAAAAATGATTTTCTGATAACATCAGCCCAAGTCACTAGATTAGTAGCGAACTCGGTAGCATCTGAAACTTCAAGTTTCTCAAATTCTTTGACAAGAATTTTTTTCTCAATAGCGTTAGAAGGATATTCTTGTTCCATTGTGATTGAGAACCTTTCTAAGAAAGCTTCGTTAAGAACATTAGTTCCGATGAATCTTCCATCGTCAGAACCTTTACCTTTAGTATTCGCTGTCGCGACAACTGTAAATCCATCAGCCGGTGAAATATACTCACCAGTTTTTTTGTTTAAGTAACCTGATCCTTCGAGGATAGATTGTAAACACATAATTTTGTTAGACGCTAAGTCTATTTCGTCAATCAGAAGTACTGCTCCTTTTCTCATAGCTTTGAGAACTGGACCTTCTCTGAAAACAATGTTACCATCAATTAGAGTATTTGATCCGATTAGATCATCTTCATCCGTCTCAATCGTAACATTAACTCTGTAACATTCTCTTTTGAGTTTGGCACATATTTGTTCAACCATCATAGTTTTACCATTTCCTGATAACCCTGTAATGAAAACCGGAAAAAACAATCCTGAATTTAGAATGTTTTTAAGATCACTAAAATGTCCGAACGGAACAAATTCTTTGATCGATTGAGGAATAACTGAAACATCATTCATCAATACATCTACTGTTCCAACAGAAGTTGGACCCACTGGTAAATCTACCACATTTTGTTGAACAGCGACACCCGCTAGTTCAAGTGAATAAGTCCCATGACCTACTCTGAAATCTTTTTTAGTAAACCAAGAAGGAAAAGGACAACCTGTCTCGGCTACCACTTTCTTGATTTGTGAAGTTGAAAATTCTGACTGACCAGGATATGTCTCCGAAGCTGCGTCAATGAATTTCTCATGTTGTGCTGTCAATTTAATCATTATATATTTACCTCTCTATTTAATTGATTATTTTTCATTATGTACATAGTATAACAAAAGTGTACCTGCGGTTACAAGTAATTTATTCATACTGCCATTTGTCCTACAAATTGATTTAAGATAACTCTCTGTAACATTTTGTTGTTACCAGATTTTACTAGAGCTCTTTTCAACTGAGCTTTAGTTGCACCTTCATCAACATTCAATTCATCTTCTTGATAGTTGATCTTTAGTTTTTTTGAATTGATCAAAATAGCTAAGTCATAAGAACCATCAGTAAATGATGTTGATAATTTGTTAAATTCTTTTGTATGTTTAGAAGCTGTCTCACCGTATGAGTTTTCTTTAGTACCACAGAACTTCTGAGCTTCCCATACAATGTCAGCACCTCTACCTTCTTTCAAGTAGAAACCTATAGTTCTGACACCAGTTGTTTCTTTTACCCATTCTAAAAGTCCATGAGTTACTCTGTCATGATTTTTATCAACTGAGAATGTTCTGTTAAACTTTTTGTCAACTAAGTTTCTGTTACGACCTGAACCGAAACAAGAATGACTAGCACCATCAGTTAGTGTGATTAAACTACAAATATCTAAGTTATAATTAACTTTGAAATCTCTAATGAAATCTCTCATAATAACAAGTGAATGATCTAATGGAGTACCACTTAGATTTAAATTAGAAGGTGTTGACCATCTTCCATCATGATCTACTGACTCATCACCGTAATAATCATATCTACCTTCGATTGACATAGCTAGTTGTAACCAGTTTTCCATACTTCTGTTAAATTCAGAATTAGTCATTGTGTCGTTGAAAATTTCTAGTAAAGCTACATCACCGATACTCCATTGTTTTTCATTAGTCTCAGCTTTTTTACCATACATTTTTGTTTCTTGTTCTTCTCTGATTTGAGTTTCTATTTGTCTTCTAGTTTCTTTGTATTCTTTTGAATCATATTCGAATTTTTCACAAGCTTCATAAACTCTGTTATAACTTCTACTGTAACCATCTGAGAAAGCAAATAGTCTGAAAGGTATCTGTAATCTTCTACAGAACATTGAAAGTAAAGATGCTTGTTCTACAGTTGATTGAACTGTACCATGCATTGAACCTGACCAATCAAGTAACATTACAACACCATGATTTTTACCTTCTGGAATAATTTCAACTCTATTGAAAATATCATCTTTCAATTTAAACAAGTGAAGTTTGTTCATATCAAGTTCACCTGACTTTGAAGACCAGCTTCTGTTATAAGCAGCGGCCGCTTTCTTCATTTCAAATTCTTTTACCATGTATCCGATAATTTTTTTGTTATCATCTTGAAACTTTTTAGTATAAGCTTTGATCGGATCCCTATCTAATTTATGACCTTGAAAATCAGGTTCTGAAATATGTTTGTCAATTTCTTTGTAATCAACAATATAATTTTTGTATTTGATTTTGTCTTCTACAACATAGTATGAAGGTTCATCATAATATTCTGTTTGTTGAACTAGTTGATCTTCATTCTCTCTGAATGATTCGTCAGTAGTTGACTTGTTCATTTCATTTTGAAGTTTTTCAGAAGTTGATTCACTACCATCTTCTGATTCTTCATCTGATTCTTCGTTAGAAGTTTGTTCATCACTTTCAGATTCTTCACCATCAGAATTTTCTTCTGAGTCTTCGTCTGATTCACCTTTCGCGTCTGAACCATCTGAATCAGATTCAGATTCTTTTTCTTCAATTTCTACAGTAAATGAATCACCACTTTGTTGATCATCATCTTCTGGACCTTCTTGTTCTTCCAATTGATCTAACAAGTCTTCAAGTTCTTGTTGAGTCATTGAAGTTATTTCTTCGTCTGTTATATCTTTTTGTCTCTCAAAAAGTTCAAGAGCTAACTCCATAACTTCTTCGAAAGTGTTTAGATTTTCACATCTTTTGATATAAGGTGTTTCTTCTTCATTGAATTCAATCATAGTTGTTGAACCAATTTTAAAGAAAAGATTAATTCTGTCGATTAGATTTAATTCATTTAAGTTTTTACCTCTGATACCAAAGAAGTCTTGATTAGCTAATTCTCTGTACCCAGCATAGAATGATCTTCTCAATCCAGGATATTTAGCTTTGATCATTTTCTCAATTCTACAATCTTCGATAACATTCAAGTATCCTTTGAAGACCATACCTTTATCAGAAACAGCACCATGCCATCCATCGGCCGGAGTATTAATAGCGTGTCCTACTTCATGACCCATGAATAGATCATAGAGTTCAGGACTCATATCTTCTTTAAGAATAGGACATACTAGTGTTCTATTTTTAACATCAAAGTAAGCTGTTGGAACATTTGTGTGTAAAACATTAATGTCTTCTGTAGCCATCAACTTAGCTAGTAAGTCTTTATTTGTATTTTGAATCTCAATCATTTATATAGTATATCAAAAGTGTACCTGCGGTTTCAACCGTGTGATTAAGGTCTTGACATAAGATCATCAAAAACTAAGTCTATTAAGATGTCTCTTTTAGCATCCATATCCGTAGGAAGAACTTTCTTACCTCGGCCGAATAGAGCTTTCTTAACATCATGATCAGACATATTAGCGACAGTATCTATCGCGTTATCTGCTATTTGGTCGTTTATAAAATGTGACATATTTACCTCTTTATTTTTCATTATGTACATAGTATAACAAAAGTGTACCCGCGGTATCAACTACATAAATTCAAACCAACTTGTGAGAATGTATTTTGTAGTCTTAGATTGAAGACCACAATGATAAAATGGTAGACCAGCTGGCCAGATAGCTACTGAACCGACTTTTGGTGTGATAGCTGTACCTGCCATTGGAAATATTGTTTGACCACCTTCTTCTACATCATTTAAATAAACTATTAGTGCTAGATACTTTTTATAGTGATCTCTACCTGACTCTACATGAACAGCTGGGTATCCTTTGTCTGAGGGTAAATATCTTTGTATTTGTAATGATCTGAACCCTGTACTGTAAATATCAGTTAAAGGTCTATCGTGAGGTTTATAATCATCATGACATAATGAATGTAGATAATTCTCGTAATCAGAACCTAATGGATATAATCTTTCAAATAGTTCGTTTTTGTAGTCTACTGCTTGGGCTCTTTTATCACCGATAAGTTGCATTTCGGTGGTCTGTTTCCTATGATCATCTGT